TCGGAGGCTTGTTGCTGATAGGGGCGGAGTGAGTATTGCATTGTCTATATCCAGCGTTTGTTCTCTTCTACCTCTCTCTCCATTGCCCCGATAAGTGCGTCCTCATCGGGTGAGGGCAGGTAGATACCCGCCTCCATAGAAGCCCAATCACGAAAGCGGTCTATCGCTGTGGTCATCTCTTTTGTATTGAGGTCTGAGCTGGAGCGAAGGGCGTAGTACCGCCCGACACCCCGACCGTCCTTTTCTTGGAGGAAGATGTCGGGGTTGACGTGGCGTTTGAACACCTCTTGCTTGATAGTCTCCATTCGCTCGCCATATTGAAGGGCGAAGTAGGAGAGTAGGAGGTGCAGGTAGCTGTTCTGCTTGAGGGTGCGCTTGCCTCGCTTCTCGGTCAGCTCTACAAGAAAGCCCTGCCGTAGGAGGAAGTCGCACCGCTCTTTGAACTGCCTTCGCCCAAGCTCTTCGTTGAGGTTGAAGATCATTCGCTTGCGAAGATTTTAGGGTTGGTGATTAGGTGGCGGTTCGCCTCGATGAAGTCGATAAGCTCTACTACCTTGTCCTCGAGGAGCGGTATATCTCGCTCGGGGGTAAATATGTACTCTTCGCTGTATGTCGCTTTGAGCTTCACTACCACCTCGGGAGGCTCTGGGTTCTGCTTTGTTATGTTCGTCGTTATCTCGGCTACGTCGTAGCTGAATAGGTCTACGCCCGTGTAGCCCATTTCTCGGAGGCAGTAGGGGTAGACAAGATGCTGGGCGTTGCCCTTGAACTTGCCCACCTCGTACGAACCTGTCGTCTTAATGTCGTGGACGCTCAGGGGCATCAGCTCGTCGAGGAAGCCGTAGAGCCTCACATCCCCTCGCCTTGTCGGTAGCACGCCCTCGACGAACATCTGAGGTATAGCCCCCTTGTAGTTGCTTGCGAAGAGGCGGACGAAGTCCACGGGGTAGATGAATGTGCGCTTGTTGTAGTGCGCCTTGAGAGAGACTACGTTGCCTGCCTCGTCGCAGAGCTTCTCTACCTCCATCTTCGGGGATTTCTGCCCGAGGATAAGGCAGTCTACCAGCTCGTTGAACGCTGTGCCGACGTCCGCCTTGATAAGGTCTTTCGGAACTCTGTTGATCTTGTCGATGAGATCTTGGAACGCCTGCGCCTCGTACTCTTCGAGCGTAAAGTCAGGGCTCTCAGCCCCACCCCAATACTTATTGTAGATTACCTCGGACTGGGAGTAGTTCGTGTAAGCGTCAATAAGTGAGGGGTAGAGCTGATAGCGCACCACTGAGCTACTTTGTTTCTGCTGGCTCATATCGCTTGGTGGACTTATTTAGGACAAGCCCGAGGCTCTTAGCCTTCTCGTTGATGAGGATGCCCGCCTGCTTCTTGCTGGAGCCGATATGCTCGTACTCATCGATACGCTCGATGAAGTCGTTTGCGCTCGCCTCGTCTGTGACAAGCTCGATAGCTTCTCTGATTTCGTCCATCACCTGCTCGTACTTGTGGGCTTCGGAGCGCTTGACCTCGATCATAGCCTTGTACGGCTCGATGATTTGCGCTTGGATGAAGTCGTTGGGGGCGGTCGTCTGCCCGTTCGCTCGGTTGATAATCTCGGGGATAATCATCACCGAGGGTAGCCCGCAGGTGTTCTTGCCGTCGTTTCGAGGCGTGGGGTCAAAGGTGATGCTTCGCTTGACTACGCCATTTTCGGTCTTAGTCTCCATGTAGCCAAGCAGGTCAAGCTCTGCCACAAGGGCGTTGTAGGTCTTCTCTCGGATAGCTGGGATGAACACGTTGGTATCGCCCTCTTTTCGCACGTCTCGGTGAGCTACGATGACGATATTCTTATTCAGTGCTGAGATGCTTCTTACGAAGTTCTGCACCTCAAGGTTGATAGCCCCCCAATCTCGTAGCTGGGGCTGTCGGAAGCCACAGACGTGGGTGATGATGAAGTCCATCATCTTACCCGCTGTGTCTACCACGATGCTATCAAACCCGCTAAGGTCTTCTTGGAGTACCGCATTGACCTCAGCCCACGAGCCGACCTGCACCGTGCCTACGTCCTTGACGTGCGCTATATTCACGCGCTTCACGCCCCCGTCAAAGTCAAGAAGCAGGGGGCGTGGGGCGGAGAGGGCGAGCGTGGTCTTACCCATACCGCTCTGCCCGTAGATCATCATCTTCACACAGCTGGGAGTCTCCAGCTCGAAGTATCGCTTAATAAGGCTCATGTCTGTATCTGTGGTTAGTCGTTGGTTATGTCGGTGTAGTCCGCCTCGTCCGCCTTGACGGCTGGGGCTATTGCTGGGGCTACGGGGCTGATGATAGATGCTATGTGCGAGGTGTAGAGGTCGTAGACGTAGCTCTTTGCCCCCTCAATGGTGGCGAAGTCCATAAGGATAGTAGAGCCGTCTATCTTGACGCTGAACGCAGTTGCGTCGTCTCTCTTTTTCTCAAAGATTACCGCTTGGGTAGATAGCTTAGCTGTGCCGATGTTCGCCTCTGATATTGGTCTCTCGCCATATCGGTCAAAGCAGGTAGGGGGTAGGTCTAACCACTCTATGGGGTTGACCGTGAAGAATGTCTGTAACATAGTAGCTGAAAATTAGTGGTGGGAAATGTTGTTCACTTTGTAGCGAGCCTTGCCCTCACGGGGTTAGCTCGCTGGTTGATAAAAGATCACTTGCCTTGTCCTCTCGGATTTGGCGAGCAGTTATGTCTAAACTATTAAACCCGTGTTCGTAAGAACCAAGGTGAGGTACAACCGCCCTAAATTGCGGTCGTGAGTGTCTACTTTGTAGCGTGGCTCGCCCTCTCGGATTTGCCACGCAGTGCAATTCGCCACGGCTTGTCCTCTCGGAGTTGCCGAGCAGTATGTTCTAATAGAAAAAAGCTAAAGCCTACGGGGATGAGACCACCCGTAGAGGGTACGCCTGCTCGTAATTGCTGGCGTGAGTGTCAACTTTTTCGGGGTGGCTTGTCCTCACGGATTTACCACCCCATCCTAAAACAATAAACACTATGAAAGAAAACCATCTCTACAATGGGTGGGGCTAATAGTCCCCCTCGTCCGTTATGCCTATCATCTCGTTGATGATGAGTGGCATTATCGCTGGCGCCATAATCTGCACCACGATACGCTCAAAGTCAGCAAAGTGCAGACCGCAAGCGAAGCACACGAAGGATACTATTGTGAGAGCTAACGATACCTTGAGTATCGCCTTATCTGATAGGGGTTTCATAAGCTGGGGGATTATCTGTAAGTCATGTTTAGCCACCATTCAGTCTCGGCTACGCCGTCGTCACTGGGGTTGCACTCGTCGTAATAGCGCTGCGCCCACCTGAATGTCTTGCTGATGTCCGCCTCGTCAAAGGCGGGGAAGTCCTTGACCTTGCTGTTGTCGGTCTTGTACTTGTAGCTGGCGGTCAGCTCTTGTCCGTCCAACTCAAACAGCACGATAAGCTCTGACGTGCCGTTTACTCGTGGGTCGTCGTCTATCTTGATGACCGCCTCTATATATTCGCCCTCTTCGAAGAAGGCGTGCGCCATCTCGTCTACTAAGCCCTGAATGTAGCTCTCGTCCACTTCGTCGTAGGACGCTCTCTCTTCAATGTACATAGCTGTATCTGTTTAGGGGTGGGGTAGCCCTAACTCACACGAGCGGGCTACCCCTATGAGGGTTAGTGGATGAGGTTGGCTACCTTGAAGCAGCGCCATTCTTGGCGCTCTGTATCAAAGTAGGTTTGCAGGGTTGGGTTAGCCTTGCGCCCGCTGTCCTTCGTGTCGGGGCAAAGGTCAGCCTTCAGCGTGCCGTAGGCTTCTCTGATACTGCCGTCTACCTTCTGATAGTAGAACTTTACGATACCATTCTGCATCTTTGCGTGTAGCTTGATGTTTGCCCACGCTGTCTTGAGGGCTTCGCTGAGGCTAAAGCCGTTTCTCTTGACGAACTGCCAAGCGAGCGAGAATACTCTGCTCAGCTGGCTCTTTCTTTCTGTACTCATAGTGTTTTTTGTTTTGTTTAGGGTGAGATTTACAAGCCGAACACCTCACGCTTAATGGTGGCTGGTGCGTTGTCGGCTATTGTCACGTGGTAGCTTCTGCAGTACCACTCAAATACGTCTCTGCCTTCGCTTTCACCAAGCTCTCTGATGAGCTGTGCGAAAACGCTGCGCATGCTAATCTCTCTGTTCATGTTTCTGTAGTGTTTGTTGTTTATCTTAGTGCTTGCAAGACCTTTGCGAGGGTCGGGGGGGCGGTCGTGAGCCGTTCAGCGGTCAGCACGCTAAGTCTGACCTTGCAAGCTATATTGTTAATCACTATGCAGGCATTGCACCTGCGTGAGTTGTCTATTATTGTCGCCTGTATCAAATATGTCAAAGACCTCTGCTGTATAGGTGGCGTTGTTGTTGCTCATCCTTTATACTGCAAAGATAAAACAAATTGTTTGATTGACAATGGGTGTCAAACAATTTGTACCAACATTTTATTTAAGTCCTTGATTTTCAGCGTAAAAAATTTTTGCGTGCCTTGAATATTTTTGCCCTCGGGTGGCTCTTCGCCCTGCCCGTGGAGCTTCTGCTGATGGTACTTCGTGGTGCTTTTCGCGCGCGTGCGTATATATATAGGGGTGTGACGGGTGAAAATAAGCCCCTGCACCTTTAAGAGAGTTAAAGCGTTTGCAAACTTTTTCTTAGCTTTGTGGCAAAGGTGACAACTTGATATAGATAGGCTATGGATTGGACTTATACCACTATAAGCATCCTTGTTGGGATATTATCTGCGATTCTCGCTGTGTCTGTTGGATGGCAGGTGTGGAGCACTATATCTCTTGACACTGTCCGTGGAAAGCTATCAAAGCAAATAGACGACCTCAAGAAAGAGGTGGGCGATCTAAGTGGCTCGCTCGTCGGGCTACGCTCTCAGGTGGATAGGGAGAATGAGATAAGATGGTGGTATTGGTACTGGTGTGAACAGAAGGATATATACACCCCCGAGGACGCTTGGTCTGATCGTGTGTTTTCGCTGGTTATGGCTCTCGAGAAGATAGCTCCGCTGTCCGATTTGTCCCTGCCTCCCGAGAAAGATCGGGTGTGGTCGCACTACATGTTCGCCATTACCGAGGACCTCGCTGAGGTTACCGACAGCTGGAGTAGGGAGTACGACGGGTCTGGTATGGGTGTGTGCGACTTGAATAGCGTGTACCGCGCGCTGGAGAGGATGTATGCATACCCAATGGATAGCGAAGCCATGTTCTTCAGCGCTCGGGAGTACCTCAAAAAAGCTGCGAAGAAATTGCAGAACAGGTAGATATGGCAATCATGGTCAGCAGGGCAGCGAGCGCGAATGCGCAGAACGTTATGCCAACCAGCACTATAATCTTGCAGACGATGCCAACGTACACCCCTGCTACATCTGAGAGCTTATCATCTGCGCTCTCCAACTTCTTGAGTAAGCTCTTATTCTCTTGTTCCATAATCACTCTAAGTTTAATCTTTCAGTATGCATACCCTCTGTAAGCTATCACGCAAGCTCAAGAGGGAGCTTTTGAGCCATAAAGCCCCCTTACCCATACGGGGCTGTTCCTCCAGCTGTCCGTATGAGGTCGGGAGCTTTGGTGGAGTATCCCGCAGTGCCCTGTCGGTCGCCTCGTCACCAGCTCCGTGCGTTATCCACTACGCAACGGAACATTTACCAGCTTTTCGCCCCAGTGGTGGGCTGTCCTCGCATCTGGCTTCTCGCCCTGCGACCCCCTTACGGACTCCTTGCGGTGGATTGGCTACCACAGCTACTTCGAGGGGTTTAATCAGCACTCCCGAACGTTCGTTTCATCACCGATAGCTGAGTGCTGATATTCTCCTAAAAAGGAGTACCTCCCCCCAGTCTTCGCCCAGACCAAGGAGAGGTATTTGATATTTCCTTTTGCCAACGTATGGATGGCTTCCT